ATGATATAAAACAATATCGGCTGGTTGAATATTTTCAATTATAGGATTAAAATCTTTTTCTTTCCATTTTAATTTAATCATATCTTTCCTTTATTTACTCGCTACTTTAAGTATTTTTTCTACAGAGCGTACACCAACACCAAACCCTAATAAAGGTATCAAGTATTTTTCAACAAGGTGCATATCTAGAGCTGGTAATGGTGGTAAGTTCCAGTTAAAAACCAATATCAGCCATTCAATATGGGGTTTTAATACCACCATGTAAATTAAGGCATAAGCTAAACCAAAGCACAAGAATGGTCTCCAATTAGACGCTAATAAACTTTTGCTCTGTGATTCTATCGCATTAATTTTTAACTGTGCCAATTGCGCATCTGATTCAGTACTAATAATTTTATTTATTTGTTCAGATTTTTCTTTTGCTCTTGCTCTAGGATTAGGGATTAAATCTGTAGCTTTGCTTATAATAGGTTTTAAAATATTTAATGGATTAAACATTATTTCTCTACCTCCTTATAATATATCATGGCTTCAATTTTATAAAAATCTCTGTCAACCTTTCTATGTTCAATCATAAGTTCAATGCCAGAGGTTTTGCTAAAAGGAATAATAGGTTTAAATTGTTCTGTTGATATTATTCTATTCTTTTTATCTATTTCAAAATCGCACATAAATTTTTTATAATTTATTCCAAAATATGCCGCTGGTTGAAAATTTTCATAATCTTTTCCGACCATTGAAAAGCCATATTTAAATAATGCTTTTTTATATGTAGTCTCTAAAAATGTTCTATAGCTTTGAGAATTTGAATCATATCTATGCCTGTCAAATAACTCAACTTGCATTTTTAATTTACTGTTAGACATTAAATCCGTATTAGTATTTAATAATTGAATAATTGCTCCATATCCAATAAACCATTCTTTTTCATTAGAATCAAAATAATTTTCTCTTTCATATAAAAAATAACCACTGTATAAATCAATATTCTTTGCTCCTATGCGAAATTCCATATCATCTTTTATAGTATTTTCCATGCCCGGAGTCCTTCCAGCGCATTTTAAAAAAGCCTCATTTGGTTTTAAATTCAATGCCCAACCTTTTGTAAAAAACAAACAAAACCCTAAAATCAAAAAAATCTTTTTCAATTTAGCCTCCTTTTTGTATCATTACGCCTATTATGATTCCACCCGTTGTAATAATTATCGTAACTACCGTCAATAATATTCCTGCAAATTTATAATGCCCTTCTCTATGTTCTTTATTTTCTCTTGTTTTGGTATTTTCAAAATGATTGTCTTTATGCTCAGTTAATTCATTTTGTATGCCGCTAGATTTAGTTTTTAATTCTGCTATTATAACATTCTGATTAGTATTAGTATCAATCAATTTATCTAAAAGCTCCTCATATCTTTTTATTCGTGGGAAAATACCAGCCTCAACGGATTGATGAGTTAATGCCACCTGCTGTTTAATTTCAGGAATATCTTCCATTTTTTTAAGTACAGTATTTAATAATTCAAATACTTCTTTTTCTGCCATTTTTTTTATCTCTATTGATATTCTATTTCTACTGCATAAAGGTCGCAATTTGTTGCGTCGCCATCTCCTGCTGCGCCTGTATAAGTTAAAGTGCAAAGCACGTTATCACCACCTGTTGCAGATTGAGCTCCAGATAGTGAAGCATAAGGAACTTCCCAATACATAACATCATCTGCAGCATAATCAGTACCAACAGTATTAAATACAGCGCTGAGAACATGAGTTGAATATGATTGTTCATTATCATTAGCGCAATAAAGAGTAATAAGTAAATTCATCCCATCACCAACTCCGGTCGCCGCACCGCAACGTGCTGTAACTCTAAAAGTATCTATCTGCGTGCAATCGTCTGGTAATATAAATGACGTTCCAGCATTTTCCCCCCCAGCATCAACAAGAACCCCAAGCGAGGTAACTGTTGCTCCAGCACTGGCTCTTGCCACAGTAACAGTAAATCTTTTCATTTTCACATTTCCAGTATTATCATCAACTGTCAAAGCTCCTGTAAATCTACCTATTCCATTTACATCTAATTGATAAGACGGAGTTGTGTCATTTATTCCAACTTGTCCACCATTTTCAATAAAAATTCCTGAATCCCCATCCTCAAATAAACTTAATCCATTTCCGTCTACCGCCCTTATTTTATGAAAATATCCTGTTGTGCCTGTTAGTAAACCAGTCAATGTTTCGCTTCCCGTTACATCCAAAGCAACGGAAGGCGTATTATCATTTATCCCCACTCTATTATTTGTAGGGTCAACATATAAAACATTCGTGTCAACTTGCAAAGTAGTTCCTACAATTAAATCTTGACTTAAAGTAATTCTTGTAAACGCTGTTTGAGAACTCACAACTATTAAATTATTTACTTCAATAGCATTTTCAGCCTCAACTCTTTTAGCCCAAATCGTGCCTGTACTATATAAAATCAAATAGGGAGTTATATCAGCAATTTGAACAGTAAAAGTATCATTAACAATGTAAAAATCCCCTCGATAGTAAAATTTGTTTATAGGCTCATTCGCATCCCCTGTGCTTTTTACTACCTTGTAATTTTGTAAATTGTAATAAGTAGCATTTGGCATTAATGCAGAATATCCCATTGAAGCTAAAAACATAAATCCTAAAATTAAAAACAATTTTTTCATAAATTCTCCTTATGGTAATGGGGATGTGATTGTATATGTAATAACAATTCCTTTTAAATAACAATCATATACATTATCATTTGCAATAATTATTAATTCTAAGTTATACATATAATTTGCATTATCAATAGTGGCATATGGTATCGTTGTATCTTCAACAGTATGATTACCCGCAGTAGAATTAGAATCAACACTAGCAATTTCTGTAGAATTATCATTACTTAATGTAACTCTGTCAAGTGCTATTGTGCCACTAGATGAAGCATCATCACGATACCAATATGCTTTTACACTTGTCATAATAGCACCTTGAGGTAAATGAATATTTGCATATAATACTACAGTCTGCCCAACAACACCAGCTGCCAAAAGTGCAGTTATTAGAAACTGGCGTGTATCATTATCTGGAACAAAATCAGAAGGACAAACAGTATAATATCTTGTAACTGCTGAATTAAATGTTGCTCCTGTGCCTAATTTAGAAGCCCCAATTCCACCATCTTTAATATTTAAAGTAGTTCCTGTTTGTTCTAATGTAGAATCATCAACTACATCAGCATTGAGCATAGCTCCAGTTATTGCATCATTTGCAATAACTTTACTATCAGTTCCATTATGTGTATGTCCTGTAGAAGTATTTAGAACGTCGGCTCTTAAATTCACGTACTGTGAGGCTAAAATCGTATCTCCCGCAGAAACATCTGAACTATTTGCCATTATTATTCTCCTTAATTTTTTGGTTATCTTTATATTTCAAATATTCCAAAATACCGTGAGAACCAATAACTAACTGATTTTTAATATACCATTCAATACAATCCTTTTCATCAAATTCTTTTAAACTTCTAATCAACCATTGAGCTTCATTACTAAATTTTACGTCCATAAACCCTCCTATTCATTTGATATTGTTATATATGATTGAACAGTCAAGTCATCATTACTTGTTTTTGTTATTGTAGAATCAAACTCTACATGCTCAAACATAGTACCTGAATCTGCACTTGCAGAGGCATCTTCACCGAATAAAGCAAACCTTGTTAAATCTCCATTTCCTTCCGAACTATTAAAATAAGTCTCAATCAAAATTACATTATTAGTATTCTCACTATCTGCAATTACTTTTCTCGCTATCTCATTTTCCATAGTAGTATCTGAACTCGCAGGAGTATTTGAGCCACTTCCGACTGCTCCATAAGTTACCCCACCTTCATTAGATTTACTTCCAATCATTCCTATGCGCCTTGCAATACCAATTAATCCCACAGTAGGTACAATATTATGAACCTCAACTACCTGTTTTATTTCTCTTGTTTTTATATCTCTTAAAGTAGCTTTTATTCTCCCTGAAAGAAAAAGTTTATTTCTTGTTTTTATTATGTTATGTAATATAGATTTTATTTTTCTTGTTAATTTACTCATATATTAACCCCACTGAGCAAGATTCCACTCGCCCTTATCTTCCGTCGTACCTTCATCATTGCACCAAACATAAGGATGAACTGTTATGTCTCTTAATTCTGTTGTCGGAGTTACATCGGTTATAATAGCTTCATCTTCATCAAAAACCTCTAAAATATCTAAAAGCTCATCTGTTCTCTCAAATACTTTTTTACCTTTGTCGTATAACTCTATAAGAAAATCCGTTAAACCTTTTAATCTTGTAGCAAAAACTATTTCATATTCAAATTCTCCCGAACCAATATGAGTCGCAGTAACATTTTGTATCAAATAAGTTGAATCAATATCCCTTGTAGGAATATTTACTGTCAATAACTGTCCTGACCTATAACCATATTTTGTAGTTGTAAAACTTCCCTCAATCAAGGGATTTGAATACATATCAATTTCCGCTTGCCCTCTTTGTCTCGCTGCATCTTTTGTCTGGATAGTGTCATCAACAATTAACTCCCCATTATAAATCCCATCACCGCCTTCGTATTGTTTCATTAAAGCAATACTCGGTTTATCTTTTACTCTCGCTAAAATAGGCTTTTTATATTTATAAACTAAAACTACAACCTCACCGCCCGACCAATTATCATTCTGGTCTTTCAAGGTTTTTTCAGATACGTTTACCACATAATCATCTGTAGTATCTATATTATCTATCCCTGGAGTTATATTCCCCCCACCGTCAATAGATAATTCCAAAGCCCCACTATCAGGCACATAAGGCGTATAAGCGATAGGCAATTCATGCTGTCCTGCCTGAACTATCCATGTTTGAGTGTAATCATCCGAAAATTCATATCCCCCTCGAACTGTCTGAACATTTTTCAATTGAGATTTATCAATAGAAATTTCTAAATTACTATATTCCTCATTATCTAAATCCCCTGTTTCTGTTAAATCATAAGGAGCTTCATTAGTTTCCCTTGCAAAAAAATGTATATTCCTTTCATAATCTACATACCAATCATAACCTATTAATTCTGCTAACTCC